AATTCAGCGTGATTCTGATGGAAATATACTTGGTGTAAAGGTTAAGGGTAAAAAAGTCAGGACTACCGACAAGAAAGGCCGTCCAGAACTTGAGTGGTCAGCCCAATCTCGTGGCGGTCAAATTATTTTAAAAGCCCTAGAGGAGTCTGAATCCGATCTTCTCTTTGACGTAAAAAAGACACAAGTAGAAACCGCATTTAAAACGTATATTACACCCCTGCTAGAACCGTTTGAAGATTTGCTACCCACTATGGATGTGGCAAAAAAGGTAGAGGGAAGCAACGCAGGGGAACGAGTTCGCACAAAGGTTCCGTTTAAGACCATAGGTGTTATGCGTTCTATCGTACCCAACTATCTTATCGAACAGTTCAATGTTCGCGACGACCTAGTTAAGGGGGCTATGGGACACACAAACACTGCTACCCTGTCTAAAAACTACACAGGCACGGGCCTCATTCCCACACGAGATATTCCATTTCTTTTAGAAAATCCTACGGACTACGGCTCTGAAAATTTTCGGGGCGGCTTGATGGAAAACACAGGCAACGTAGTTCGACTAACAGATGAACAGATTGAAAAGTTACGCACAGCAAGATTTGAGTTACTTCAGTCCACTAACCTAGAAGAGCAGCAGGCATCCCTAAATAGATTCCTAACGCTATTAGAAGAACAGCCTGCCTATGACCCTGTAAAAGTGAGAGAAGCAGGTAAAGCAAAAGGACAGGCAGAGGCTCTGTTTGAGCAGGGACGCTTAGAGGGCAGAGCAGAAGTAGAGGTTGAAGCAGAACTGGCGGGAAAGGGTCCGCAGGGACTCGTGAAATTCACTCCCGAACAGATTGAAACTATGAAGGCCAACGGGCTATGGAATGATGATCTTGACAGGCTAACCAACCCTGACTACGAGGCTCCTGAAACAAAGGGATCAACAACCGGACAAAAACTTGGCGTAGGAGTGGCGGCAGCAGGAGTTGGAATGGCACTCCTAGACCCTGCACAGGCCCTTGCTGATGAGGCAATTCAACAGACGGGTGAAGCAGCCACACGTGCAATTGTAGGAAAAACGATAGCTCGTCGTATACCTTTTGCAGAAGTAGTTATTCCAAGCGATATGAGTGCTGATCCACAAGAGAACTTGGCAAGGGCATATAACAGACCCGCACAAGATTTTTACGACATGACTCCGGAGCAGATGGCTCCGTATCAACAGGCTTTGGATGATGCAATTTCCTCAGAAGAACAAGAGGCAGTTGACCGAAGAAGAGGAAGAAACCGCGCCAGAGTCGGTTCGGGCTTCCTAGAAAATCAACAACAACCATAGGGGAGAGAAACCTATGCCCGGTAATAACTACAACTATGGCGCATCGTATATTATGAGTGCCGACAAGACCAGCGTCGATAAAGACGAGGGCGCAACACAACTCTACCGTGAGGGCTTGGAGTTTGATGGTCGTGTCGTAACTGGACCGATGATCGAAGCTATGCCCAAGAAGCAAACAAAAGCAACTGTGGAAGCTTCCCTGTTTAAGATGGCAGACGAACGCGACTACTAAGGAAGCGACATGGCCGATAATTTCCTAGAGCCGGACGACGAACGAGCGATTCCGATTGCCAGCCCTGATGAGCAGATGCCCGGACTTGCGGGCCACATCAAGGCTAAGTTTGATGACGCAGAAAACGGACGGTTCTCATACGAACAGCGATGGCTGCAGGCGTATAAAAACTTTCGTGGAATCTACGATAGTACGACGCAGTACCGCGACAGCGAGAAGTCTAAGGTGTTCATCAAGATCACCAAGACGAAGGTCCTTGCTGCGTATGGGCAAATTATCGACATTCTGTTTGCCAATAAGAAGTTTCCACTTGTTGTCGAGTCAACTCCTATGCCGGAAGGTATTGAGGAGTTTGCTCATATGCGTACGCCTGCTGACGAGCTTTCGCAGTTAGGGAGTGATCCCTATGGCTTTCCGGGAGATGGTCGCCAACTAGCACCCGGAGCGATGAAAGCGGATGAACCTCACAGCTTGGGATCGTATGGTAAAGACTTCGGTGACACGATCCTTGCGGGTAAGTCTCGCATGGGAGAGCCACAGTTCGAACCTGCAAAAGAACAAGCACGAAAGATGGAAAAGTGCATCCACGACCAGTTGCTCGACACAAACGCCGTAAGTGAGTTTCGTAAGGCAATCTTCGAGTCGTCTTTGTTCGGTACAGGCATTGTCAAGGGACCGTTCAACTTTCATAAACGGGTTCACAACTGGAGTACGGACGATAACGGTGAGCGTTCCTACGATCCGTACGAACGAATGGTTCCGCGCATTGAACACGTATCAGTATGGGACTTTCATCCTGATCCATCCGCTACATCTGTAGAGGACTGCGAGTACGTCATAGAACGTCACCGCATGAATCGTCAGCAGCTTCGTAGTCTTATTATGCGCCCACACTTCGACGCTCAAGCAATTGAGGAGTGCCTTGCAAAGGGGCCAAACTACGAGGACAAATACTACGAGGATACAATTCGTGAGGACGAAACCGAACCTCACATCTCTGAGAATCGCTATGAAGTCCTCGAATATTGGGGCGTTCTCGACTCCAAGTTCGCAAAAGAAGTCGGCCTAGAAAACGCAGAACTTATGTCTGAGTTTGACCAGATGCAAGTCAACATCTGGGTGTGCGGTACGATGGTTTTACGCTGCGTACTAAACCCGTTTACACCCGCACGTATTCCATACCAAGCCTTTCCGTTTGAGATCAACCCCTATCAAATCTGGGGCGTTGGTGTTGCGGAGAACATGGAAGACGCACAGATGCTGATGAACGGCCACGTTCGTATGGCAATCGACAACCTTGCCCTCGCTGGCAATCTCGTCTTCGATGTAGATGAGGCGTCGTTGGTACCCGGACAGAACATGGACATCTTCCCCGGTAAGATATTCCGCAGACAGTCGGGCGTCACCGGCACAGCAATCAACGGCCTCAAGTTTCCGAATACGGCACCTGAAAACATACAGATGTACCAGATAAGCCGACAGCTTGCTGACGAAGAGACGGGCATCCCATCAATCATACACGGTCAAACTGGCGTGACGGGCACAGGACGCACTGCAGCAGGCTTGTCTATGCTGATGGGCAGTGCAGGCTTGTCGATGAAGACGGTCATCAAGAACATCGACGACCACCTTCTCAAGCCAATCGGCGAGGCATTCTTCCAGTGGAACATGCAGTTCGGGGAGAACGTCGAGGATATCACAGGCGACTTAGAGATCAAGCCTCGTGGTGTAGCCGCCGTGATGCAGAAAGAAGTACGTACACAGCGACTCACCTCCCTTCTGCAGACTGTAGCCAACCCCATGCTGGCCCCGTTTGTAAAGTTGCCAAACCTGATGCGTGAACTTGCTATCGCGCAGGATATCGACCCTGACAGCTTGGTCAACGATCAGAATGAGGCGCAAGTATACGCGCAGATGTTACAAGGAATGATGCAAAATGCTCAACAAGCAGCAGGCCCAGAAGCTAGCCCCGCTCCTCTACAGCAAGGAATGGCCCCAGATGGAGGAGTACCTAGTGGACCTCCGGGAGTCGATGATTCGGGCCGTGGTAACGGCACAATCGGAGTCGGAGCTTCGCCAAGTGCAGGGGAAGCTGGGTTTACTGGAAATGCTCCTCAAGTTGAAGGATAGCCACGAGGCAGTAGTGAAAAACGATGGATAAAATCACACAACTTCTAAAGCAGATGCACGAAATGGCAGAATACTCAGGAGATTCTCCTAAACCTCTAGGTGATTTTCTGTACGAAGGGATGCTCACTCCGGGCTACGAAGCGGAGTTTTTAAAAGACCCCGCAATAAAAACGGAAGACATTACTGACGCGGACAAAATTAAACGGGCTGATCCATACCAAAATTTTGCTAAACCTGTTGTACCTTCAACCGATCCGCAGAAAGCCCTACAATTACGTAAACGAGGCATTACTAATTATCGTGTCCCGGATACAATAGATAATAAAATGGCAGGGAGACCAGAGTATGAAAACGTCTTCGCAGATCAAGGACCACAGATTCAGATGAACGTGGGCGGGCGTGTCGCTCAAGCGGGCTACAATCTAACTGCTGATGAGTACCAACAAAATCTAGTTGATTTTTATAATTTTGGCGGCATCGAAGTGAAAGCCGCACCGGCAGCGGACCCTGCTGCTCCTGCCGATCCCGATCCCGGTCCACGTATAATACCCGTAGATTATCAGGATCATCAAGAGGAGAATGCGATTTTTACAGCGTATGATCCTGTATTTGGTGGCAACTCTAGGCCGGACAGCAACAGGTATTTCTCCACACAAAATTACGATGATTATATAGTAGACTACGACCTGACGCAGCCAAGAGATAAGAGCGGTAACGGTGAGTTTTCAAACTTTATAGGCGATATGCTGCCTGCTGGAGGTGGTCTTAATCCAGATCAACCAGTAAAGCCGGACCTTACCTCCCAATTTTTTGGCGGAGCATTAGGTACTATGGCCAGCACCATAACAGCAAAGATAAATCGCGACAACGCTGCAAAGATCGCAGCGACTGGCGGCACCAGCGGGTCAATGTACAAGTTTAAGGGTCGGGTTCTTAGCCGCGCACCGGGCAGCAAAATTACTAACGGTCAACTGGGCGGCATGGATCAGGCTACAGCCCTTCGTAATGACGAGATAAATAAAAGATTTATACCCGGCACCATGACATTCGATAGTAAAAGTGGTACGGATGGTGAGGGTTTTACTGCTGTTGCCACCCAAGCCGGTTACGCGCTTGACCCATTCGGGACGTATCATTCCGCACAGAGGCGGGAGGATGGGCACATGATGCAGGGCGGGGGTAGACTCCGCGAAGTAGAGTTTCGTAATAAGGCTGAAGAGTTGGGTATTGACATAAGCGGCATGACCAAGCAGGAGTTTCGAGATGCCGCACTCGCTCACAAGCAACATGTCGATGGTGTTATGAAGGGCAGTATATATTACGGCGGGTTTTTTCATAAAACACGTAACATGTCCCGTGACAGCTACAATTCTGCCCTTGCTTTGCGTGGAAAGACAAGCGCACAGTTCATTATTGATTCAATCATACCTCAGTACGGCCTTTCTACGCCAACGACGCCAGTGACAACGACCAC